CTGCAGGGGACACCATTTATCAGTTCGCTCCCATCCGTACCAGTCCGCAAAATCCCCTGAATATCAAGCCTTCCGTAGATTCACAGTTCGTAATGGTTCGCGTCAGATCGTTGACAGCCGCACTCCATGACGGGTAAAAAGTGGATAAAATAATTTTACCCACCGGATTTTTACCCATGCTCACCGTTAAGCAGATTGAAGCAGCAAAGCCGAAAGAAAAACCATACCGCCTGCTCGATGGTAATGGCCTGTACCTTTATGTCCCTGTGTCAGGGAAAAAGGTATGGCAGCTTCGCTACAAGATTGACGGTAAGGAGAAAATCCTGACCGTCGGAAAATATCCGCTTATGACTTTGCAGGAGGCAAGGGATAAAGTATGGACCGCGAGGAAAGACATCTCGGTTGGCATCGATCCGGTAAAAGCGAAAAAGGCTTCGTCTAACAACAACTCCTTTAGCGCCATTTACAAGGAATGGTACGAGCACAAGAAGCAAGTCTGGTCAGTAGGCTATGCAAATGAACTTGCAAAAATGTTTGACGACGACATTTTACCTATCATTGGCGGCCTTGAAATTCAGGATATTGAGCCGATGCAACTGCTGGAAGTAATCCGCAGATTTGAAGATCGCGGTGCAATGGAGCGAGCCAACAAAGCCCGCAGAAGATGCGGCGAGGTTTTCCGTTACGCTATTGTCACTGGTAGGGCTAAATATAACCCGGCACCTGACCTTGCTGACGCCATGAAGGGATACCGCAAGAAGAACTTCCCGTTTCTTCCAGCAGACCAGATCCCGGCATTCAACAAAGCACTTGCAACATTTTCAGGAAGTATCGTATCGCTCATTGCGACCAAAGTTTTACGCTACACAGCCCTAAGAACGAAAGAGCTTCGTTCCATGCAATGGAAGAACGTCGATTTTGAAAACAGGATTATCACTATCGACGCCAGTGTGATGAAGGGCCGCAAAATTCATGTGGTTCCTATGTCAGACCAGGTGGTTGAACTTCTCACTACGCTAAGCTCAATAACCAAACCAGTCTCAGAGTTTGTTTTTGCCGGGCGCAACGATAAGAAGAAGCCAATCTGCGAGAACGCGGTACTGCTTGTGATCAAACAAATCGGCTATGAAGGTCTGGAAAGCGGTCACGGATTCAGGCATGAATTCAGCACGATTATGAACGAGCACGAATGGCCTGCCGACGCCATTGAAGTGCAACTTGCACATGCCAACGGCGGATCTGTGCGCGGTATTTACAACCATGCTCAGTATCTCGATAAGCGCAGAGAAATGATGCAGTGGTGGGCGGATTGGATTGATGAAAAGGTGGAGTGATCCGCCTTAACAACTATCGAATATCACAAAGCCTTGTAATCCAGTGCAAAGCTTTGTTTGTCTCAGTTTTGTCTCATCAACCATAGCAAGTCATCGATCGATTGAGACTTGGATGATAGACTTCATGCCTTTCAGAACTCATTGATTAAATAAATGTTAAAGCTATTTGCAAAGTACACCTCGATTGGTGTGCTGAACACACTTATACACTGGGTGGTTTTTGGTGTATGTATCTATGCCGCGCATACCAATCAGGCTCTGGCAAACTTCGCAGGTTTCGTTGTGGCTGTGAGTTTTAGCTTCTTCGCGAATGCAAGATTCACATTCAAAGCATCGACCACAACGATGCGCTACATGTTATATGTCGGGTTCATGGGAACACTGAGTGCAACTGTTGGATGGGCTGCTGATAGATGCGCACTTCCCCCGATGCTAACCCTTATCACTTTCTCCGCCATCAGCCTGGTGTGCGGTTTCGTATATTCAAAGTTCATTGTCTTTAGGGATGCGAAATGAAGATATCTCTTGTAGTTCCTGTCTTCAATGAAGAAGAAGCGATACCAATTTTTTATAAAACGGTACGTGAATTCGAAGAGTTGAAGCCATATGAGGTGGAAATTGTTTTCATAAATGACGGCAGCAAAGACTCTACAGAGTCAATAATTTACGCTCTGGCTGTTTCTGATCCGCTAGTTGTTCCGCTGTCATTTACGCGCAACTTTGGTAAAGAACCAGCATTGTTTGCAGGGTTAGACCATGCAACAGGCGATGCTGTTATTCCTATTGATGTTGACCTGCAAGACCCGATTGAGGTAATACCTCAACTGATTGAAAAATGGCAGGCAGGCGCTGATATGGTGCTTGCTAAACGATCTGACCGCTCAACGGATGGCAGACTGAAGCGAAAAACGGCTGAGTGGTTCTATAAGCTCCACAATAAAATAAGCAATCCGAAGATTGAGGAAAACGTCGGAGACTTTCGGCTTATGTCGCGTGAAGTGGTTGAGAACATTAAATCAATGCCTGAACGCAACCTGTTTATGAAAGGCATACTTAGCTGGGTTGGTGGAAAGACTGACGTCGTCGAGTATGCTCGCGCAGAACGCATAGCTGGTGACAGCAAGTTCAATGGCTGGAAGCTGTGGAATCTCGCGCTTGAAGGAATCACCAGTTTCTCAACTTTTCCATTGCGCATGTGGACATATATAGGATTGTTCGTGGCAGGGCTGTCGTTTCTGTATGGGACGTGGCTTATTTTTGATACTGTCGCGTTTGGCAATCCTGTTCGTGGCTACCCATCAATTTTGGTATCAATTCTGTTTCTTGGCGGTGTACAGCTGATAGGAATTGGTGTTCTTGGCGAGTATATTGGAAGAATATACATAGAAACAAAAAACAGGCCGCGATATATAATAAGGAATATTAAAAATGAAAAATAAATATTTACTCATGATACCGCTGGCATTTATTTTGCCAATAATACTTGGTGGTAATTACTATGTTGATGATATAAATAGATCTCACTTGGGATATGGTTGGGCTATTGACGGAAGACCATTATCAGACCTTATTTATAATATCATCACTTTCGGCACGCCTATTACTGATTTTTTTCCATTTTCTCAAATAATTTCAGTGATTACTTTAACATATGTAGGCTATTTGTTTTCTAAGTCGATGAATTTAGATGATGATATATTGATATTATCTTCATCTATAATTGCAACATCGCCAATGGCAATTGAGATTTTATCATACAGATTCGATTCTCTTCCAATATCATTATCAATCCTGTTGGTATTTATCCCTTTGATTTTCAAGGGGAATAATGTTGCATTTTTAATTTCATCCACATCACTTCTATTAATCTCTCTTTTTATTTATCAAAACAGTATTTTTTTATATCCAGTAGCAGCATTAATTATAGCAGCAAATTCAGTCACCAAAGGATCAAACTCATTAATTGAATCACTAAAATTTTTATCTATCTCATTATTAAGTTTTGTATTGTCTATTGTATTATACAAGTTTCTGTCTTATTATTTGACACTAAACTTCAACGGAAGAGATGAAGTAATTGGCATAGATCATTTTTTTCATGGATTAGTTAATAACTATGAGAAATTCATAAGTATAATCTTACTACCACTATTTAACAGTGGTTATTTTTACTATTTACTTCCATTAATATCAATCTTGTCTATTTCAGTGTTGCATAACTTTTTTATTTACAGAAAAAACCATTCCGCTTTAGTTGTTGCCGTATTCTTCACGATTTTGGCAATAATCATATCTCCTGGCTCTAATTTAATTCTCTCAGATCCATGGTTTACACCCAGGACATCGGTTGGTATATCTCTGTTGCTGTACATCCCTTTAATTTTTATCGGAATTAGAGTTAATAAATTAATCAAGTTGTCGTACACAATACTTTTGTTTTTTTCTTTTGTGCTCTGCTCTTCATATGCATCTGCACTAAAAGCTGATGAGCAAAGAAGGATTCAGGTTATAAACTTGGTGCAGGGTGATGTTTTAAAAGTAGAAGATCCATTAATTGTAATTAATGGGTCTATGCCAAGAAGTCCGGTATACTATGAGCTAGCACAAAAGTTTCCTATAATATATAAATTATCTCCAAATTACATGTCTAATTCATGGTCATGGGGTGTTAGTTACTTAAGGGTTAATGGAATAGCAAGCTCCAAATCATACCCTGAAAAAAGCATGCGCAATAAAGTGATATCTGAAATGTGTTCATTCGAAATTATAAAGAAGAATAAAATACTTACCCTAATGAGAAAAGGTGATGTTTTTGTAATAGACTTTGAACATAAATGTTAAATTTATATAGACCCTACTGGGTCTATATTTTTAAGAGTTCAAAATAGAAGAGTATTTAGTAACAACATTACCAGATACAGGTGTCGAATCTATAGCTGGTCTGGTTGTAGACCTGATATTCAAACCAATCACTGCCGAGAACGATACAGACTGCGTCCCGGCATATCGATAGCAGGCTAGGCCACCACCGGCCCTATGCGTCCATTCAACATTACCGTTTGCTTGAAACAGAAAGATATTAGCAGATGTTGTAGTTGTCATGTCTCCAGTGGAAACTACATTTACTGGCTCAGTGGTGGCAACTTTGATCAAGTGATACCCGGCAGGGCTTGTTACACCTCCATTCAACGTCAGATTTACATTCGTTTTACGCAATGCAATCAAACTACCATCAGCATTGCACACAATACCGCCTAGGCCACGAATTGTGGCTGATGGTAACTCTGTATCTTCCGTTAAATTTATACTTCCTGCGTTGGTGTAAACGTCGTTTATTTCAAGCATTCTGCAAATTTTGGCAGCATGTTTCAAAGATTTTAGACCACGCGCTCCATTGAGACCCCAATTTTCATCATTACCGTTAACTGGGTCGATGTATAACGTTGAAGGTGAAATGCCTGTAACTTCATTAACTAAATCCCATTTCCCAAGTTTTCCATACTGGAACTGGCCATTGTTGGGATTTCGTATGTTGACTACAGCTCCAGAGTTTATGCCGTCAAGGAACCTGTAACCGTTGAACATCATGTAACCGTGAATATCTACAACACTACGACCCTTAACGCAGCTCTTGACGTAGACCACTGAACTGTTTGCTATACTTTCGTCTTGAATGAAAAGACCATTTAGACGGATGTCAGCGTCCGAGTTGATAATATAGAAACAATGTTTCGCCTTACCACCCGTGGCTTCCATGTGACAACCGTCAACCTTAAGTCCGCCGTTACTTCCTGCATCACCCTGGTTAACATACATGAATGAGCATGTTTCTGTTACACAATACCTGAACTGCACAGAACTGCGCCCGTACTGTGTAATTGCGACATCGCCGGTTTCGTCAAAATCTTCCGGTTTATAAATTACCTGTTCTGAATAAGTTGAATCCTGACCAAGACGAGCAATGTAAGCGTTTTTCACCTCAGAACCACCGTTTTGCTCGTAGAAAACAGCACCTTGAGTTTTGTATAGAATCTTAGGTGTTGTGTGAACACTGCCCCAAGCAATACTGTGAAGCATACCGACCTTAGGAATTCTGGCGGTTGATGCTGTGCTGCTTGGTGTGTTCTCACCAATACTTAGATTGCGAGTTGTGCATCCTGCTGCACCTAGCCAGCGTAAACCAAGCAAGGTTCCAGGCTTGGTAATGATACTAAGATTCTCAATATCAATGTGTCTGGCTCCTGTGCGGATAGTGCCGTCATCTATCTGTGCACCATGTGGAAGTAACATTGGGTCAGAATTAAGATACCAGGTATTACCAGACTTCAAATAAACACAGGTGCTTACAGCAGCCATGTTACCTTCGCCAGAAGGAGGGTTGAAGTAAAAACCTTGCTGCACGTTTCGGCGGAAATAAGAGTATCCAGGCTGGAAAATCTGCACCCCAGAAGGGATAAAGATTGTCTCTGTGTGCATGTACAGGCCGCGCAAAACAACACGTTTTGCTGCCACATCCAGGTGGGGGTTAAGTTCTGTTGCTGTGTCTGTGAATGAAATCGGCATGTCATTGATGTATTTAAACATAGCCTTTAATGCCTGCGTATCGTCAGCAACCCCATCACCGATAGCTCCGAATTGCTCCGGGGTTACATCATTTAATACATCTGCTAATTTACCTGATGGATATACCCCTATAATCTCAGGTGCTGTAGGCAGTGATAATCGCTGTTCAAGTTGATCAGGGTCATACTTCAGCACATTAGGAAAATAGAATTGCCGCGCTCCATACGCATCGTACACAGCCATAGAATGGCCTTGCACAGTTACGAATTTGGCAATCTGTCCGTTATATACAGGGTAACCAGCGGCGTTAATGATGATTGGCTGGGATACAGGAACGTGAGAGCCGTCTTCGTTTTCCACATAAATCTGAATCTGGTTTTCAGGATTTACCGGGTCAGTGTCAATTTTTCCGATATAAATTTTACCATTGGCTACGGCTTTAAAAGAACGCGCCATAGTGAAGAGTTGCGAAGGCATGCTGACCACAACATTTGCGGTGATATCTGGCATTTCATTGCTCCAAACGAATGATATGATGCAACCATGATGTGATTGCATACCGAAATGGTACTATTGAGTATTTATCCAGTAGGTTACGATGCCATTCCACCCAACTGGTGAGGCATCAAGGATGTACAGCAAATACGACGAGGCGCAGTTTCACTTGAGACTTCCGCATGAACTCCACGCGAAAATTAAGCAGCGTGCGAAGATGAATAACAGGTCGCTGAACTCAGAGATAATTGCAGCGATTGAAGAATCATTGGCTAAACAAAGCTCTGCATCAGTTTACATTGACGATGCAGAGCGTATGGCAGAACAACAATCTGATATGGTTAAGAAAATTGTCTTTGATACGCTCAAAGAGCTATATAAAAAAGACAGCAGCTAACTATCAGTTACGGAGGATTTATGCAAAGAGATATGCTGAATATTGCGTTCTACATATTTGGTTTTTGCACGTTCCTGGTGTTTGAGAAGCTATTCTGACAACGCATCAGACTTGGCACCTTGAGTCAGGGCGTTAATGGCCTTTTGCGCCTGCTGCATGGCTTTCTCAAACGCTGTTGATCCGCGTGGGGTGTTTGCCATTCGGAGCATTGCATTTCTGAATGGCTCGCTCTCATAGGCGCGAGCAAGAAGTCCGTAGCTTACTGCTGCGCCAGTTGTCGCCGGGTTCATTGCTGTCCCATATCCGATAATGAACGGGATGGTTTGCTGCCCTGTGGGTGTTGTTACTGCCGCTTTTGCAGCCTGCTGCGTGGATTGCAGGTAGTTTTTTAATCCTTTCAGATAAGCAGCGTCCTGCCCCTTAAATGTGATGCCAGTCTGGTTTTGCAGGATGTTAAGCTGCCGAAGGAACTGGTCAGGGGATCCGCCAGATTTCTCCATCGCCTTTCCAATGATGCCATTGCGCATTTGCGCCCTGCCAACACGACCAACTGAGTTATACAGCGTCTTAATTTCCGATTTGTTCTTGCTGAATAGCATGTTGTTGACAACTTCCGGCGTCAGGTCGCCTTTCATGAGAACATTCTTCAGCCTGGTATTCTTTAGTTTCGCCGCTTCGTCAGCGTAGACGGCATTGGCCTGCTGATATTTACGGAGAGTATCGTTGCCAAGATTCTGACCAATGGCACCATTGATATCATCTGTCATCGCCTTGTAAACGCGCTGAATGGCAGCATCGGAACGGTTTGGTAACACTGGTCGTTCCCCCTTCACGTCCATTCTGAACTGGCTGCGCAGATCGCTTAATTGCTTCAAATCAAGATTTACCGGACCATCAGGACCAGCATTGCGAACAAGCTCATCACGATAGGACTGAAGTTTTGAAATAGTCTCGTTATCGGCGACCTTACCAAGCTTCTGCAGGTTAGATATTTCTGTATCAATCTGCTGAATTGCTCGCGCAGGCTGAATGTTTACTCCAGCCATAGCATTCTGAACCTGCTCCAGTCGATTACCGGCGGCACGACGAATTCCTGATGTTTTCGCTTTAAGGCTGTCAATAACAACCGCTGGATCATACTCACCGAATTTATCGGCAAATCTCTGCACCAACTGGCTTCTCGCTTCCTGTTGCGTTGCTCTCATTCCGCTTGTGCCAGCCAGGGGGATATTTTCTGCTGTAGTCTGCGCCATTTTCCCGACGCGGGAAGTAGGCTGTAACAGGTCTGTGGTGTGCAGAGGAACTCCTTCACGCTCTGCAAATCTGATAGCTTGCTGTGCTTCTGGCGCGATAGCACCACGAACACCACGATAAGCAGCACCTAATCCACGTCCGGCAGCGTTAATAGCACCGCCAGCAAGTACACCAACGCCTAAATCGGTGGCGAGTGCTTCCGCATCATCTTTCGCACTATTTGCAGCAAGTGATCCAACTGCGTTTTCTGCTAGAAGGCGAGTTGCCCCCTGAGCAATTCGACCAGCAAGTGTTGGTGCCTGTGCCGCCGCTCTCTCAACGCCAGCAGGAGTGAGGTAAGGCAATGCTTCAGCAAATACCCTTCCCTCTGTCGTTTGTGGAGTCAGCACACCTTGCTGAAGGCCAAAGTCCTGCTCTAATCCCTGCGTTGTTACTCGTGGCGCTGGGTGATATGTCCCATCGCCAATTCCGAGTTTACCGCCAGCCCAAGCCGCCGCGCTTGTTACAGCATCGGCAACTGATGCAGGTATGTTTGCCACGTTCACGCCAGCCTGCACCAGTCCGCGACCAGTTTCTTTCACGGCTTCACCAAGATCAGACATAAATCCACTTTGCTGTGGTTGTTGCTGTGCTTCTGGTTGTTGTGTCTCCACTGGCTGCACAGATGGCAATGGATAGGCAGCATAGAAAGCTTGCTTAGCCTGCTCTGCATTTTCTCCGGCTTGCGGGGCCACGACTTCATTGAAGTATTGCTCCTGAGCCTGCGCTTTTTGTTCTGGTGCTAACGCCTGATACTGTGGAGAGGCGATAACATCTTTCCATGCTTTAGCCATTAATCACCCCATAGTGAAGAAAAGTTACTGCCAGTAGTAGTTTGTTGCGCTGGCGTATTCTGTACTGGCTCCTGATAATCAAACTGTTTTTTAACAGTGCTCAACTTGCTTTCAAGCTGATTTCTAATCTTTCCGATAGAGTCACGAAAAGCCTTTTCACTCATTTTGGGGCTTAGGGCACCAACCGCATCGGATAATTTTTTACCCTCGGCATCTGAAAGAGCCCCCATCCCCTTAAGGGACTGCACCATAGGAAGGAAAGTTTGAGCTTTAAAGGTGTCGAGCCTTGCTTCAAAGTTAGCTGCATCAGAGCCAGGAACTGTCGGAAACGCTGAGCGAATTCCTACTGCTTTTGAAAGGCCGGGGCTTTTCTCTATCTCGTTGAGAGAATCAAGCGCGGTGCTGAACGTATCAACTGCACCCTGAGCGGCGGCCTGCCTGTCAGCGCGGGCTATGTCAGCCTTTTGCCGAACATCTGCCTGTTTCTGTTTTAGCTCTTCAAGCTTTAACTGATTGCTTTCTCTGGCTATTTGTCTGTCCAGAGCCTTTTCTTGTAATTCTGCTCTTTGTATTTCGCGGGAAAGAGCAGCATTCTGTGCGCTGATGTTCTGTCCACGTATCTGGATGTCCTGACCTCGAGCTGTTAGTGCTTCTCCTGCCTGATTGCTGCGGATTGTCTCTGCCAGTCTGCCTCGGTCAATCTCACGACCAGCCATCTTGTCCTGAACATTGAAGTAATCAATCGGACCAAGAGCAGCCATTCCAAGGTGATCAACAAACTCACCAAATCCTGAAGGGTTCTGCTGATACATCTGAGCAACGCTGTTAGGGTCAACACCGACGCGAGTCAGTTCCTTGGCGTTGTTTTGCAGCCATGATTGCATTGCTTCTGGAGACGATGACGCAAGGCGTGCACCAGCCGCTAAGGTGCCGATAGAATTACGCTGGTCTTCATCAATGAATCCCATGCCTTTACGAACGGATTCAATCTGGTCTGGATATTGAGTAGCCAACTGACGCAAAGCACCGCGATCACCAGACGCATAAGCATTAGCGTACGCCTGCTGAAATTCTTTCTGCCGCTGAGCCTGCTTTTCCTGCTGAAACACCCCTGCAATACCTGAAAGGCCTTGCAAAGCAGTCAGCCCAACATTGTTAGAGCCTGAACGCTCAATATCATTGTTCTGCCTGATAAGCTGAAGCGTATTGCCGATGTCATTTACGCTCGGAGCGTTTGAGTTGACGCCGCCGATACCAGCCAACAATCCGCCGTTTGTTCCTTGCCAAGTAGCCATGATTACCCCTTAAAACAACGAGCCAAGCAATCCGATACCAGCACCAATGCCAGCGCCCCAAGGCGTTGATGTTCCCAAAAGGCTGGCAAGACCTGCACCGGCAATCGCACCAGACGTGCCGCCGCTAATTGCAGTCTGAAGACTTGATGGTTTATTGGCATTAGCAGCGGCAAGTGCTGCGCTTTGCTGTGCAATGCTGCTCATGTTGTTGGCGTACGTCTGCCCGGCGTTTGCCTGACCTTGCAGCGCACCAAGCCCAACGTTTGCCAGATTGTTGTAATTGCTCATCTGGTTTGATAACCAAGACTGACCGAGAGTCGGCGCGATCGTAGCCAGTTGATTGCTTGTGGCTGTCGAACCAAGTCCACCCGTCGCCTCCGCAGCAGCAAGACTCTGGTAACGCGCCTGACCTGCAAGGTCTTTATACTGCTGAGAGTTGTAATACTGATTAAGTGCCTGCCCCTGACCTTCTAAACTGGAAAGATTCTGCAACTGGTTAACATACTGCTCCGCAAGAGGCGTGAACGGAGCAAGGTTTTTCATGATCGTCTGCCACTGCTGATTTTGCAGGTCTGCTGCATACTTCTGAGCTTCTGCGGCATACTTTGCGCTTTTATCAGAACTGCCACCTTTCCCGCCTTTTTCAGGGCAATAAGGTTCCTCGCCGCGCAGTTTTCTGCCCAGCTTAAATGCATATAACATGGCTATCTCCCGTGATTCAGGAATTCGATTAGTTCTTCGCGTGTAGCACTGTAAAATGTCACGTCATCCACGCCTTTGAAGTATTTCTTGATGGTTCCTACACGTTTAAGTCCAATCATTGCGCAGTACATCTGACCGTGGCGGAATTTGCGTGCGGCGAACGATGTGACGCACTGAACGGTGGTGTTAGTCAGAATGTATCGCCAGAACGCCAGCCCGATTTCCTTGCTGAATCCACGAACCTCTGGCAGGTACATGGCGTGGCAATCGAATGTAAGCGGCTGAATCTCCTGATAGTAAACAATGCCGCCGAACTGCCCGTGCACGTTCACCTCGAAGTAACGGCATTCAGGCTTGTAGTCGTATCCATCACCGTTGTTGCTCCCGGCGATAATGTCGGGGTGATTTCCCACGGCTTCTATCAGGTCGATGTTTCGCGTTGGTTTGAACTGAATCATCACTGCTCCGCGATTATCTTGATGGTTGTGGCAGTAAACGCCGCACCATTCGACTGAATGGTTAACGTGCTGCCATTTGTGGCAAGAAAGCCGTCTTTATCCACGCTGAAGAACGTAGCTAACAAGATGTTATCGGTTGTTGTCGCCGAGTTGCGACTGCTTACCAGTGTGTCAGGAACAGAACCGGAAAATGTTAGCTGCATTGACCTGTTGGCGGTTCCGCTGGGCCACGTCCCGACAATCGACAGCTTGAAGAACAGGGTTTTGTTCTCGTTGAACACAACCATCTTGTTGTTAACGGTGTCGAAGAATGGTGCCAACGTTCCGGATGACGGCGTGAGCGTTTTCAGCAGGCTAACAAGGTTGGTCGGCGCTGTCGGGATGGTTACTGATACTCCAGAGTAAACAACCTCTGACTTCTTGCGCGTAGTGGCATACTCAAGAGCATCGATGCGCGTTTCATGGTCTGAAACCTGCGATTCCAGCGACTGAACTCTGGTATCAAGCGACGCAATATCGCTTTCATTCTGAGCGATTCGCGTTTCATGTTCCTGAAGAGTTGATTCTGCCTGGCTGATTCGCTCCTCATGATTAACAAGCGTTGCTTCCGCAGCAGAAATTCGCTGCTCATGGTCAGCGAGAATCACATCCTGCTCATCGTTCCTGACTTGTGCGTCATAAGCGCCCTGTCCGGCCTCGTTGGCCTTGTTAGCCACATTACCAACATCAGTACCCTGTGCAATAACGTACAGCAGATATGACTGCGAGAAGATATTACGCGGAAGGACTGATGTGTCGAGTCGTGTAGCCTGAATGATTACCGGCACATTGAGATTCGAATCCGCCATTACTCAATCCTTATCTGAGCGCCAGACAGAGTGACAGGTGACTTCGTGATAACGCGCAATTTGAAGCCAATGTTTTTCCTGATGCGCCCTACTTTCTTCCACAAAACGCGTTTGTCGTAAACGAACGGTTCATTCTGCTCAATCATCTGCTCACGCCCGTAATTGATGCCGTCAGTGGTTGCAGAGAGAAAAAGGCGGTCAGCATACTGCGCAACGCCAGTTGACGACTCAACCTCAAGGTCGAACACTCTGGCGTTATCCGCTTTGAACAACGGAGTAAACAGCAGGTGTTCCTGTTGCTTGTCGTACTGGCTGCTGATGTCGAATTGCAATTTCCCGGTCACGGACTCCAGCTTATCGCCACACGTTATCTGATTGCCTTCGTAAATGAAGTCGATAGCGCGGTACACATCGTCATACAGGCCTGTTTTCAGCACACACCATTGCGGACCATTGGCACTTGAAGATGCGTCGTACACGAGGACGTGACGCGGAAGATGGATAATCAGCAACTCATGAGCATCAAACCGCAGCGATTCCATCACACCATCAGCCAGTTCATCAGCAGTGTAGGAGCGGAGGATTTTCTCAATGCTCGCGCTGGCGATTGGTGATGCCTGACCTGAGCCGATGATGTATACAGACGGCGCACCCGTTGCCGGATTGCTGATGAACGCATACGAATCAGCAAACGGCGTTTTGCAGTAAGTTCCGGCAATGCCTTTCTGCACCATCAGCGATGGCTGTGCGACATACAAAGCGGCACCAACGGTGGTTGCCCCAGTCAGGGAGAAATATTCAATCGTCGATGAACCAAAGCAGACGATGAAGTCTCGCCATGTACCTATGCCGATGATTCCGTCAGGCTGAGACTCGGCACGATATTGTGCACTGTAGCGGTCAGGATGCGATTCGTCTTCAAGGTCAGTGATAAACCATGAATCAGTGCCGTCTTTTGACCACGCATAACGCCCACGTAAGCGCGTAATGTCACGGACCGAACCTAACTCATACTGCGTGAATCCGCTGTCTGTAGGCCAGTTTGAGACGGTTTTAACCGTGCCATCATAGCGGTATTCGACCAGTTGACCATTAATGCCTACCGCCTGTGATGTTCTACCATGCGCCATTGATACGCGACCACTTCCGGCGACGTCACCGACTTCACTTTCGCCTTTGTACAGCTTGTCACCACATACGCGATAAACAGCATTCTGCGCCATGTTGTACTCAACGCCGCGAGATACACCGTTCACATCAGAACGTTTGGCAATGCCCGGGAATGAGCGAAGATATCCGCTGCTGTTCAGGATTTCTTTGGGTGTAGCCAACATATTCACTGGCAGATAGTCGATATAGTCGGCGTTTCTAAAGTCTTTGCCGACACCTTTCATAAGCGGAAGTTGCTGAATAGGCATTTATTCACCTATGCGTTTGGGATATCGCCATCAATCAGAGGGAGATCGCCTGGATAATATCGGTCAGATGTGAACACGTCATATTTATTACCCTGCCCTACAGGAAAATCTCCACGTCGTCGCATTGAAGGAACAACCAGAGTGTCGGTCATCAAGGCATCATATGAGCGTTGGGCGTTACTGAGAACTTGCGGAGTTGGCTCAAGGCTGTAATCAGATAGCATTCTCAGCAATAACTGATAGCCTACTGCGTGTTTGTATTTTCTTGGAAGACCTGACTCATCATCTGGTAATGGCTGCTCATCTCCAGTTGCGAAAGCGTAACCAATGTCGCCGGGGTTAATCATCCACTCGGACATCATATCTTCCAGATCATTTACACCATCTTCAATTGATTGCGGCTCAACATCAGTCAGCGATGCATTAGAAGCAATAGCAAACTTACGAAGCGCAAAAAGGACGATCTCACCCTTTGTCAGTACTGTTGCCATTGTCTGCCGCCTTACGACCTCGCTTACTGGTCGGTTTCAATTCATCAACTGAGGCAACAAAGCCCAACTTTTCGAAAAACTGGAAGTCTTTTTCTGCGATAACGGCCTGTACATGCCCGGATTCGTTATCTGCGGCAAGGAATACACTCATGCGATCCATATTGTTTCCTTAAAACATAAAAGGGGCGTAAGCCCCTTGTTATTACGGATTACCGAAGAACTGACCGCCCATGTGAGGGTTAAAGCACGCATATGCAGGCAGTAAGTCAAAGCGCATTTTTTGCACGTTGGCATCGCCATCTGCGTATTTATGTACGCGGATGGAGAAACCTTCATATGTTGCAACAGCAGAATCAATACTGTGCAGTTTCGGCAGTGGGATAGAGCCAAGTCCACAGAAGAACTTGTTATAGAACAGGTTTGGCTTCATTGTCTGGCTAGCAGTGCCTACTACAGATACGGCATCGCCTGCCGCTACCTGACGACTTACAGAGTTGTACTGCGGGTTTGTAGTGTCATAAATCGGAACACCAGAAAGCGTAACCGTCACATCGCCACTGCTGTCTGAATTAGCATCAGCAGTAACCGTTGCAGTGAAGCTAATTGGTGTGGCTCCGTTATACAACGCCTGTTTGGTCTGCTGTTGCAGCCAGTAGGTATTGGTGAATTTAACCTGATCACCAGCTTTCAGAAAACCTGTAACGCTGGCTGTCGCTCCGGTCAATGTTACAGTGAACTGGTATGAGTCTTTAACTGCGTTATAGGTAACAGTTGGCTGTGTTTTGACTGTCAGTGTTCCGCCAAATGCCCCCTGCGTACGAGAGGCAAGCCCATTAGACATCAGTGCGCGAATGCCGCCAAAATTGGTTGGGATCTGTGCATTCTCCCATGCAGTACGAACCAATTGATCTGAAGCGTGCAAACCAGTCTGCGCATCAGCAAGTCGCTGTGCAGACCATGGATCCATTACAGCATAGTTTTCACCTTCATTAACGCCGAGGTCTTTCAGGAAAGATGCCGTCTGCGCAACATCAGACCATTTGGTGATTGGAGTATTGGGGCTACCAAGTGACAACGCACCGTTATTCATCATGAAGTGAGCAAGCTCTGTTTCAAGGTCGGTAACGATTCGCTGGCGAACCGGCGCGAGAATTTCCTCCAGTTGGTTAAGCTTGATCGCTTCCTCCAGTTGCTGATATTCAACAGCAACAGTGATGTAGTTACCTACACGCCCCGTAGCTTTACCTGAGATCAGGTTGTTTTTATTTTGCCCTGAAATATCACCAGTGGGAGTACGGAGGGATGAGAATTGATGCGGACGTTTAAAGCTAACGCTATCGCCAGTGCTGGAGTTGATTTCACCTGCCAGCAACTGACGGTCTACGGTTTTCGCCAGAACTAAATCTGACATAAAACCAGGAAGGAATTTTTTCAGAACGATTTGACTGACGTTACTGTCGAGATTGTTAGGCATTTATCTTTTCCTTATTCTATTTTTGCGCCGGGGCATAATTTGTTGAATTCGTCTTGTTTCGCATCAGCACCGCCACCACGTACTTCCGGCTCTGGCTTGATGGCTTTCTTTGGTTTTGGAGCAAGGCTTACCTGTTTGCTAATCTGCCCCAAGAGGAATGCTGCGCGAATTGGATCTGTCTCAGCGGCTACACGCTGGCGTAATTGCTGGCTCTTACCTAAGCCATAGGCGAGTAGTTCAGAGCCTTCGTCTGCACAGTGAATGATGATTTCCTGCTGAATTGGTGGTAGCTCACTAAGAACAATGGCCTCCATTTCCTGATAATCTTTCACAGGAAGTTTGGCTGCCCGTTGTTTATGCGCTTCTACCCTTTGCTGGAAACGCTGTTGGTATTCCTGTTGCTGACGTAGTTTTTGTTGCTGCTGCTGTTCGACACGGCCTTTTTTCTCATGCCAATCAGTCAATGCCTGTTCAAACGCCTGTTCGTCATAATCACACGACTCAAGAGTCGGTTTTGGTGGAATAGCGTCTGGTTGTGGTTGCTGATGTTCCGCAGGCTTGGCTAATGCTTCCTCAAGCTGGCGGCGCAACTCACGGTTTTCTTTCTGTGTTTCTTTGAAGCCTTTGCGAAGATCTTTCACCCATTGCGGTGCAGGTTGCCCGTCAATGTGATCATCATCGTCAGCGTTAAGCTGAATTTCTTCATCACCAATACGCAAGGCGTAATCTTCTGGTGTCTCTTCGGTTTTTTCAGGATCAGTTGCCATCTCTTTTCCGTTGTCATCCTGGCTTTCATTCTCAGGCTGTGACTCTGTTTGGATGATGGTTTCTTCTGCATTTTCCTGTGTTTCAGACAGGTCAATAACCTGACCGTCGATGATCAGTTCGTTTTCCATTGATTACTCCTGGTTAACTCGGCATTAAGTCTGCCGGAGACTGTGGTGGTGACTGGAATTGCTGTTGTTGTGACTCGGCGACATCTTTCAGAAGGCGTATTGCCTCCATCACTGCTTTGTCATCGATGTTTCTGGCTTGAGCCAGTTTATAGACAGTGTTTGCCTGACTCTCCATCGCATCCTGCTGGGCAGTAAATGCTTTGATTTGAGTTTGAGCAGTTTCGTTAGTTGCTTTTTGCGCTTCTGCCTGCGCTGCTACCATTTGCGCCTGAGCGAGAACCATTTCAGGATTTGGCTGGCTTTGTGCTGCCATTTGCGCCTGTTGAACAATCTGCTGCTCTTTCTCATTGCGTGGTTTTGCAATGCCAGATATCAGCAGTTGGTTTCGGTTGTACTCTTTGAAGTCATCAAGGCCTTCGCCATCGATATTGTCCAGAATAATACCCTGAATTGCCGGACGCATTGGGTCTGTTGGAAGCATAGAGCTAAGGACATTTGTCAGTACAGAAACCGTTGCATCACGTCGTGCTGTGTAGCTTGGTCCAACATCAACCGTCACATCGTATCGACCGACAGAAAGGTCATTTAACGCAACAACAGCCCCTGTTTGCCTGTCAACAACCTGTGCGCTCAGGACAGCGATATCATCACTTCCATCTTCGTTAACGATGCGCACTTCACGTTCTGAACCGTACACTTCACGCGCCATTGACAGCCATACTTCACCAGCGCGTTTAAGACTTTTCGCCATATTGTCCAGATAGATAAACGAAGCCATATCTGCTCTGTTCATCAAGTTGTTAACCGTTTCCTGAGCAATATTACTTGGCATCTGCTGCATGGCCTGACTGCCGCCTGTAACCTCCTGAATATCAGCACTGGTTTGCTGTAGTAATGCAGCCAATGCCTGATTCATAACCGCAGGCTGTGTATATCCTGCCGGGGTAGCTCCAGCGATAATGTTGCCAGATTTATCTCTCACTTCGCGCAACGGCAAGAACGCTGGTCGTTTCTTGTTGCGAGCCTCCCAGTGCTTCTCAAGTCCACGAATTTGCTCCATGCCAACTATAGGGATCTGACCGGGGTCTTGCGCTGCAGTATCAGCCAGCATTGATACCTGAAGGTTGTACAAACGCTGTGGATCCATTGCTTTTGCAATATGTCCTTCGACACGCTCAATGTCATCAATGAACCAGCGTTTTCCATAAACCGGGATGAGAGGGATATGCTCACCAGGAATACGTCGAGTTTTCTCAAGGAAACCATCACCATCCACTACGGATACATACACACGACGGCGATTCACTGAGCGCCTTGCCACTTCCTGAAATCCAGCTATTGCCAGTTCATCTTCAATATCTTCAACCTGATCACTGTCGTATGTTGCAATCTCTCCAGTGATTGGATGTCGATAACTGATGACGTCAACAGACTCTTTACGAACTTCGTAATACTTCGCTATGTAAATAACATCTGCACCAAACCAGTTATATTCCCAACTGGTCATAGACGTTACATCCAGAGAAGTAGGAGGTTTCTTTCCGTATTCAGCCTCATATTTTTCAGGTGACAACGAATACATACAGAACGCCCACAACGCGTCAGATTTGTCGTACTTCTTAGCGTCAGGGTCAAACCACACAGAGCGCGACGGGTCGTATATTGGTTCAATAGCAATACGCTGACGATCGTCCATGGGGTCGTATTCATTGACCAGCATCGACGTCAAACGGAAGCAACCGAAACCACCAGTAGCAGCGTCGTCAAATGCATTATCGCAAGCCTCACCGCCATCAGTTTCTTCGTAGTCAGCACGGAACAGACCATTTAATTTATTGGCTAACTCTTCGCTTGCCTCTCTGTCACCAGGACGAAACTTAACGGTTATTCTGTTATTGCGGTATTCTGCAATGATGCGGTTAAGTTCAGTTGCTACCTTATTGATTTCAAACTTAGGATACTTCTCGAACTGCTCATCAAGCTTAGTTCCAGCCGCCGTTGCTCCTTCCCATTGACCTCCGGGGACACGAGCAAACCTCGTAGCTTCAATGCACTTTTCGCGCACTTCCTTCTGTGGAGAATAGGCGCGGTCAAACCTGAGCATGATCCGCTCATGTTTTTTCTCTAATGTCTCTGCCATGTTTACCAACCGGAGGATGAGGGAACGTATATTTCTGTTTCTTCGCGGACCAATGCCGGGCAATGCATACACATCATCAGCGCATCAGCCAGGTTAGGAGATGGAATACCGAGCTTCTGCTTCATTTCGACCTTAGTCATTAGCTCCAGCTTCCCGTTGTTATTGAATTTGCGCTGAATCTGCGTCAGTTCTGCAAACAGCTTCTCCAGCATCTTCTCGCCTATCGCTTCTTTGTCGAAACTCAGCATGTCGTCGGGGTCTGCATACTCACCGTGGACAACCGCCCGATATGTCAGATACAGCCTGTCAGCCAGCGCGTAATAGAATTGCGCTCGCTTATTGCGGAACACATCACCAATAGTGCGAACGTTGTCACCCTGTACGACTTCATCAGCCCATGCTCCGGCCTGATACGGCGCATCTTCATCGAATGGCGATTCACTTCCCTTGAACATCGTGGCGGTGATTTTCTTGCCGGAGAACGCTTCCGTTGTCTGTCTGCGTAGGCCCGCACCGACGCCATCACCGTCCCACAGGTAATGGTCAGCGCCGTCTTCAATCGCCAGCGAAGTAGCCCAGTCAGCACCCTCGTTGATGTCCATCAGCAGACCTTCGGCAATGCGCTTAACCACCGAACCGTGACGCGATGCGTAACCTTTAGCATCTGGCCCTGTATCTGACGGGTCATGCGCAGAAACAACCGCACCTTTCGCTTTCCATCCGAGTTTCTTGTGCGCATCGGTTGCGGCTTCAAGCCATTCACGTTTGATGATTGCCATATCACTTGCGCTTACCGGCTCACCAAGCCAGATGTGACGATACAGTGTCGGGTTTCTGCGTTTACACTCTTCCATCTCCAGACGGAGAACTTCAGGAAAGTGCGGGTTGTCGGTGTAGTTCACCGTCAGCAGACAAATATCATCGGGAGGATTTACGACGAATCGCTGATAGGTATCGTCGAGGATGTTCTTAGGGTTAAAGCTCACCCATATTTCGGAAAACGGCTTGCGGATGGTTGGTATCAGGATATCCCATGATTCCTTCGTTACCGCTTCCGCTTCTTCCACCCAGCAGATATCAATGCCTTCGAGCGATTTAATCTTCGTCGGGTTGTTTTTGATGCCATAGAACATGAATTCAGCATTCGTTCCGAGATGACGAATCATTGAACGCTGAATTTCAAACTCAGCCGAATACCCTTCCCGCTCTATGGTATCTTCAAGCAACCGGATTACCGAATCGCTGATACTGTTTTGCAGTTCACGAGCGCAAAGAATACGCACAGGCTGCCGACGCGCCGCTTCAACAAGCAGCCTCGCAATTGCCCATGACTTACCGCTACCTCGACCGCCTTTGGCGACTTTGTAGCGATGCGCCTCAATGAACGGTTCAAAGATAGGATTAATCGAGGTCATTTTCCGAATAGAGTGCTCATCGGTGATGTTTCAATCTGAATTGCGCCGCCGTCTTTGCCTGTTAGCTCGTGATCAACCTTGTCGCGCCATTTATCCTTCTGTCGGTTCTTAAGCCAGAAGATGGCAGCTGTTGTATCAGGCGGGTAATACTTCTCAAGCGGAGTTTCGACAATTCTGTTTTCAATAACACGAATATCGATGTCTGGAGCCACGAAGCCCATAGCGCGTTGATAAAGACGATCACTAACTTCTGCATCAGCGACGGCCTTACCCTTTTTTACGGACTCCGAAAACTTAGGATAATCAAGCTTCCACTTGTTAATAGTTGACTCACTAACTTCGAAGAAATCAGCAAGCTCTGCATCGGTGTAGCCCAGCAAGCACAGTTTGCGTGCCTGTTCGGCATACGCCTCTTGATACTTTGTTGGGCGCGCCATGTTTATGCTCCGGTGGTGAACAGGTCTAACGCTTCCTTCGATTTACGTACCGCTTCAAATGTGCGGATCGTGATATCTGAATTAGCGCCGCCTGACTGGAAGTGAATTTTGAATAGCTCAAGCTTCAGTTCGTCAGTGCCAATGAACTGAAATGCTTCCTCTGCGGCTGCGTTCTGGTTCATGACCAGCTTGTAAATCTCTAACTGGAATTTCTGTTCTTCAGTCATGGGAATAATCTCTGCCATTGTTGGCTCCGTTTATCCGTTAAAAGGGATATCAGTTAAGTTATCCCGTGTAGGGTATAAGCCATTGTCGAGACCACTCATTGAATGGCCTCTGCAATAACCGATGTCTTTCCATCAGTCCGCCACCACAAAGAATCTTTTTTGCCATAAGGCAGGAGGTTCATCTTTCAGTGGCTGCCAGTGTTATTTCCCCACTTACTGGCTTGGGTTGTTTCGCGGTACTGCCGTTAATTGGTGAGTCCGGGGATTATTTCAGTTCGTTACCAGGCATTTCTTTTAGCTCTTTCAAATGACAACGATTGAGACTAAACCACTCCCCGTGCGACCTATAGTTGTAATATTTTTGGTGCAATTTGGTTTCAAGCTCTCTATCGGCCGGAATCTTTGCAATTAGATTTAGCTTCCCACCACTCATGCGAGATATCTCTGAAATCCGTTTATTAACCCTGCGACTAAACCCTATTTTTGTTAGCCCACTATCTTCAGCATGCAGAACGTACACATATGATTTTTGCGAAGCACTGGGTGCGACTTTGTTGTAATTAATCATGTCAAACATGAAGCCTTGCTTTAGCAAAGTTTCAAAAAAGATAGAATTAACACACCCATTCCTTCTCAGCTCTGCACTTAGCTTGTCAATTTCCTCTATGATGTCGCCAGACCCCTTTCCACTTATAAGAAAATCTTGGTACATGCGACCAATTCTTGAGGTAATTTCAACAAAGTTATTCATAGCGTTTACCTTTTAGAAAGATGAGCCTGTTCGCACAGAAAAGCCGCCCCGAGATGGTCGCCACCATATACGGCAGTTCTCAGGCTCAGCTTTCTGAAAGACTCGGGATTGTTACGCGCTGCGATGCGCGGTTTACTGCAGATGTAAAAAAGCCCCGCAAATGCGAGGCTAAATCCTAGTATTTGTAATGACTGGCTCTTATCTCAACGCAGCCCCTTACCGCGCGCAAGATGCTCAATATCAAGCATCAGCAATGAGATGTTTAATCTGGATTCACTCCAGAAGTGATCACCATCCTGTCTACAGAGCCAGATGTGAAGGATGATGAGTAAAATTATCGCTATCATCGAAGGCATTGCGTCCTGATGTATTCCTGCAAGTAGTTAACCTGCGCGGTTATCCTGTCGATTCCACTTCGGAGACGGTAATAATTGAGTTCAGCATCTGCTGTAAGTCCTGGGCTTTCTCCATCGCCCATGCCGCTGGCTCCGGTCGTTGACTTTGCACAGGTGGCGGCGACTTGCAGGCGCTTACGCCCAGCAGAAACATCAGCACGGAGACTTTCGATAGTCGCGTTAGCATCAGCAAGCTCCTTTGTGTATCTTGCGTCGAGTTCTGCTACATCACGTTGACGCTTCCGCATGTCAGCGATGGTGGCGTTCGCCTTCTCCAGTTCACTGGCCTTGTTATCGCGCTGCTCTTTGTAGGCGATTGCGTTATCACGGTAATGATTAACAGCCCATGACAGGCAGACGATGATGCAGATAACCAGAGCGGAGATAATCGCGGCTACTCTGCTCATACCTCAATCTCTCTGACCGTTCCGCCTGCTTCTTTGAATTTTGCAATCAGGCTGTCAGCCTTATGCTCGAACTGACCATAACCAGCCCCCGGCAGTGAAGCCCAGATATTGCTGCAACGGTCGATTGCCTGACGGATATCACCGCGATCAATCATCGGTAAAGCGCCACGCTCTTTAATCTGTTGCAGTGCCACAGCGTCCTGGCTTTTCGGAGAGAAGTCTTTCAGGCCAAGCTGCTTACGATAGGCATCCCACCAACGGGAAAGAAGCTGGTAACGTCCGGCTGCTGTTGATTTGAGTTTGGGGTTTAGCGTGACAAGTTTGCGAGGGTGATCGGAGTAATCAGTGAATAGCTCTCCGCCAACAATGACGTCATAACCATGATTTCTGGTTTTCTGCCGTCCGTTATCAGTTCCCTCTGACCACGCCAGCATATCGAGGAACGCCTTACGTTGATTATTGATTTCCACCATCTTCTACTCCGGCTTTTTTAGCAGCGAAGCGTTTGATAAGCGAACCAATCGAGTCAGTACCGATGTAGCCGATGAACACGCTCGTTATATAAGCGAGATTGCTACTTAGTCCGGCGAAGTCGAGAAGGTCACGAATGAACCAGGCGATAATGGCGCACATCGTTGCGTCGATTACTGTTTTTGTAAACGCACCGCCATTATATCTGCCGCGAAGGTACGCCATTGCAAACGCAAGGATTGCCCCGATGCCTTGTTCCTTTGCCGCGAGAATGGCGGCTAACAGGTCATGTTTTTCTGGCATCTTCATGTCTTACCCCCAATAAGGGGATTTGCTCTATTTAATTAGGAATAAGGTCGATTACTGATAGAACAAATCCAGGCTACTGTGTTTAGTAATCAGATTTGTTCGTGACCGATATGCACGGGCAAAACGGCATGAGGTTGTTAGCGCAACCTCCTGCCACCCGATTTCACGAAGCCAGCCATTGAGCTGGTTTTCTTTTATGCAAAGCACACCGCACCGTAACCACAGCGGATAAGGTGATTATTTTGGTCTGTCTGGTATTTGGTTTGATGTGCTTTCAGAAAGGCCGTGCTTAAAACGCAAAAAGCCCCGAGCTATTAACTCAGGGCTTTATTTAACGAGTGCATTTATCCATCGTTGAGTCAAATTTACCCAACTTTATTCAAAAAGTCAATATCATGCCGTTAATATGTTGCCATCCGTGGCAATCATGCTGCTAACGTGTGACCGCATTCAAAATGTTGTCTGCGATTGACTCTTCTTTGTGGCATTGCACCACCAGAGCGTCATACAGCGGCTTAACAGTGCGTGACCAGGTGGGTTGAGTAAGATTTGGGATTAGCATCGTTACAGCGCGATATGCGGCGCTTGCTGGCATCCTTGAATAGCCGACGCCTTTGCATCTTCCGCATTCTTTCTCAACAACTCTCCCCCACTGCTCTGTTTTTGCTATATCAACCGCACGACCTGTACCGTGGCAATCTCTGCATCTTGCGCCCGGCGTCGCGGCACTACGGCAATAATCCGCATAAGCGAATGTTGCGAGTACTTGCAGTACCTTTGCCTTAGTATTTCCTTCAAGCTTTGCAACGCCACGGTATTTCCCCGATACCTTGTGTGCAAATTGCATCAGATAGTTGATAGCCTTTTGTTTGTCGTTCTGGCTGAGTTCATGCTTACCGCAGAATGCAGCCATTCCGAATCCGGCTTGTGATTGCGCCATCCCCATAGCAGCCATCACATCAGTACCGGAAAGAGAGTCAGAAGCCGTGGCCCGTGGTGAGTCGCTCATCATCGGGCTTTTTGGAGAATGAAATTTAGCTACGCTTTCGAGTCTCATCGTCTTCCCCTCTTGCCCTGTTTGACCATCAGGACGCCGTTAACTATTACATGACGCTCGCCTTTGCCGTCTCGGTTGTACTTGAGCACTGTTCCTCTTGCGCAGGAAAGCATCTTTGCCACTTCGGTCTGATTGCCTCGTGTCTGGATAAGAAGCTCTGGTATCGTTTGAATTGTGGCGTTCATGCGTTCTCCAGTTCGGTGATTTTTATTCCAAGCCTTCCGCCTGGTACTTTCACGCCACGAATTACGCGAATGTCATCGAATTGCTCGTCGTCTTCCGCAAATCCGGCGTGGATAAGTGAGTCGAGTAAACCTTTCAGGATGTTATCGAGGTCGCGGCGGCGGGAGTCTGGAACGTCTGCGATGACTTTGATGCGGAGTCGTGATTTGGTGAAAATGTCTAACTTAAGTTGGCGGATGATTTGCTGAACGTCTTTTCGGTATTTCTGGCCTTTATCGCTGATGTAGTATTGACTTCCCCGTCTTCGCCAGTAGGTATTCACCGACGGCGGGTATGGAAGCACAAACTGATATTCGTTCATGGCTTAATCTTCCCCTCCTTCAACAGTATCGCCTGCGTCCTGATCACGCCTTCGAGGTGGTAAAGTCTGGCGTCTTTGTTGTCGAGATTATGGGTGCGTCGGTCGATTTCATCGTGACACGCGCTACAAGCCCATGCGCCGATCAGGTCGTCAGGCTTCATTCCCGTTCCGCAAATTCCAGCCATCCGGTAATGTGCCAGAACTGTAGTTTCAGGATTGCCATTGCATACGCCGTAAATACGTACCTGGCATTCTCTGCCGCGTGCTTCTTTGCGTAGATTAGCCATTAAGCAGCCTCCCCTGTTACTTTCAGCATTCCGTTATCGAGCAGCTTTCTGGTCAGCCACTGTTGACCACGCCCGGTGATTTTTGTGGTGAACGATATCTGTATCCCGTGATTTGTGTTGACCGCTGTTTCTTTCACTGTGAAATAGCCGCGATCCATATATTCCTGCATTGGCACATTGCGCCGGGAACCTGAAGCAATAAGGATTTTGTGATCGCGCATCCACGCAAACAGTTTGTTTGGACCAATTCCAACAACCTTTGCAAAGTTTCCAATCAAAATTCCGCTGGCCTCGCCAACGCGATCGGCAAACTCAACTTTAGGTGCGGCAATTGCGAGCTGGTTTTCCAGTTGCATTTTCTTCTCGGCAAGATCAGCAGCAAGGCGCAACGCTTCCGGTAGCGTTTTGGGGATATTAACCGCAGCTTCTTCAAGATCTCGCCAGCGGTCAACAAGGCGAGCGGTGAACTCTGGCGACAACTGGGCAACAACAACAATACTATCTCGCTTGCCTTGTTCGCCTTCGAAGACGTAATGCTCGTACTGAACATTGAACCCTAAGTTATTGATTCTTTCGGAAACCTCAATTTGAGGAAGCCGGATAACACCATTTTTAGCCAGCGTTTCGATGGTACGTTTCACATTGTCATGACGCTTACCCACCAACTCAGCGATTTCAATGCTTGTCATTTTGATGGCATTGCCATTTATTAACTCATTCATCGTCTTCTTCCTCGTACATTGAGCTATTCGGATCACTCATCAGCTCTGCGCAGCAGTGCTCACACACGTGAACTTCCAGCACATGCAGCTTCTGACCGCAGTTAGCGCACGTTAAAGCCCGCTCGACGCTTTCTTTCTGGTATTGGAGGGATTGGGATGGGCTAAGCATTATTAGCGTCCTGCATCATGAGAAAGACAATCATGGCGGCACGGAGTGGATTGTCATATGCGACACCAACATTCGGTCCGGCATCATCAAACAAGTCCCTTGCGTTGTCTGTGGCGCACGGCATTGAGGGATTGTCTAAAATTATGCTGATGTTGTTTTCAGTGATAATCGGCCATGCGTCTGCTGGGTTTGCGCATGGGTTAAAGGATCCGCGCTCAACCTCTACTTCAACTGCGTCTCCGTTTACAATGTCTCCCTCAAATGAGATAAACACCATATCGCCATTCTCACCTTCTTTGTAATCCGGTGATCCGTTATGAATGGCTTCGAATACTGCCACGTTAATTTCAAAATCACTTAACTGTGAATAATCCATTGTCATTTCCTCGCACGATGTCTTAGCCACCGGATATCCCACAGGTGAGCCGTGTAGTTGAAGGTTTTTACGTCAGATTCTTTTGGGATTGGCTTGCGTTTATTTCTGGAGCGTTTCGTTGGAAGGTATTTGCAGTTTTCACAGATTATGTCGGTGATACTTCGTCGCTGTCTCGCCATACGTCCTCCTTTTCCTGCGGTAGTGGTAAAACTCCTGTTGGTGTTCTTTCACACCGGAGACACCATCGATTCCAGTAAGGTTGATTTGGTCTGAAGCGGTTATCTTCTTTGCATTCACCGCACCGATCACATCGCATCATGCTGCCCGGTCTCCCCATCGCGCTTTCCATTCGAGAGCCAGTCGCGCTTCGTCTGACCACTTAACGCCACGCTCTGTACCGAATGCCTGTATAAGCTCTAATAGCTCCGCAAATTCGCTTACACGCATCCTGCTGGTTGACTGGCCTATTACCACAAAGCCATTCCCGGCAAGGTTAGGAACAACGTCCTGCTGCTTTAATGCTGCGGTAAACACACACTTCCAGCTTTCTGCATCCAGCCAGCGACCATGCCATTCAACCTGACGAGAGACGTCACCAAGGCAAGCCCAAAGCTTTCGATTCTGGTCTAAGCTGCGATTGCGTTCCTGAATGGTTACTACGATTGGTTTGGTTGGGTCTGGAAGAATTTGCTGGATGGCTTGAATGGCGTTCTGCTGATGGATGGGGCTTCTTAGTTCAAACGTTAGTTTCCTCACCACTTACGCTCCTGTAATCGTCAAGTGCAGCTGCAATAGTCCCTATCGGGTCATGGTCTTGCCAGATAATCTCATTTACGTTTTCATCTTCTTCCACACCGAAAAAGAATCGCAGGGCTAACATGATTTCTTCGTATGCGCTCATACTCACTCCTTCACTTTGACTCCAGCAGCGCGGATGTTTTCCTCATAAGCATCCATTGCATCACAGAAGCCATTGGAATAATCAACAGTAAACCCTTTGGCTAATGCTTCTCTGCTGTCGATAAACTTTGGCGCGGTTATTTCAATAGCTGCTCGCGATGCCTGCCATAAAGCCCACCACTCATTTAAGGAGTGACGAATATCCATGCTTGAAAATGCAAAGTACCTATCACCATTTCTTGCCTCGGTTATCATCTCGAATGGTAATCTCAATTTTTTGGCAACGTATTCCTCAAACTGCTTTCTTGATTCGTCCATCGATACTTACCCTCAGTTCAACTCACAAAACGCCACGCCATTTTTGCTACAGCGACAGGCATAACACCGATAATCACCCAGACAAATGCAGCGCCAAACAACGTATACCATGGGTCTTTACCGTCATTCACAAGACGAATGTAGCTATGCAGAACAATAAAAAACGTCAGAAGAATCCATCCAACGCCAACGCATTTGAGTGCGACGAGCATAAACTCAGCCACGATTTACTCTCCCCCAAATAAAAAGGCCTGCGATTACCAGCAGGCCTGTTATTAGCTCAGTGATGTAGATGGTCATCAGAATCCTCCTTTCTTCTTGGACTGCGGTTCCTCACGTTCACGGCGGCGCATTTCAGCAGACTGTTGGTCTGTGTCATAAATAGCGCCATTTGCCTGAATGCAATACACCGTTCCGGTATTGCCATGACGATTGAGGCGAAGGATTAGTTCGGTTTCACCAGGAGGAACGCTGTCATCAAAAGCACCTTCACGATGGATCCCCACCCAATAATCGCAATCCTGTTCAATCTGCCCTGTATCTCGTGAGTCACTTGGTAATGGGCGTTTATTGGTTCGGCTTTCCAGTGCGCGGTTAAGCTGTGTCAGAAGCACAACAACGCAATCAAGCTCTTTGGCAAGGTTCTTCAGTCCTTTGGTGATCATGCCGTAAGCAAGGTCGTTGCGATCGGCCTTTTCAGCGGTCATTAGTGTCAGGTAATCGACCAGAATCATGCCAACACATCCTTTTTCTCGCTTGATTCGACGGCTTTCGCTGACGATTTGAGCCAGAGATAATCCCGGCGTGTCGTCGATGTAAAGCATGTCGATTTCACTCAAGCGATTGGCTGTTTCGATCGCCCTGTTGAAGTCACCATCGTAATCACCCTGATAGCCGTCATCAGAGTCATTTGTCGCCGGAAGGTAAAAAATATTCGGGTTAACACCTGACTTCTGCCCTACCAGTTTTTCCAGTATCTGGTCACCTGGCATTTCAAGGCTGAACATCAGAGCGGGCTTTTTCTCATGCACTGCGCAGTTGATTGCCATCTGGCTGTATAGCGTCGTTTTCCCCATCTTAGGGCGAGCGCCAATGACAAACAGAGAGCCTTTCACCAGACCTTTCGGTGACAGCATCCTGTCCAGCGATGGGATGCCTGTGCTCATTCCTCGCTGTTCGCCTGACGGGTCAAATCGCTTCTCAAGGTCGCTAACCCAGTCTTCCATGACCTCGCCAAATGAGCGAAGGCCGCGACGCGATCCGGTTTTTGCATGGTCTGTCAGTTGCGTGAAAATCGCCTGAATAGCTTCGTACTTCTGCGTTGCAGTCATTCCGTTGCGGGAATAGAGCAATTCCGTCGCTTCAGTCATGCGGTTGATGGCGTAGCGTTCCATTGCGGTTTCGCGAACCTGCATTGCATAGGCAACGATGTTTGCGGCGCTTGGCGTGTTCTTTGCGATCTCAGCGATATAAGCAAAACCGCCAACAGACGCCGTTAACGATTTACGCTCCAGTTCATCGAAAAGCGTCAGGCCATCTACTGGCTTTTGCTCCCGGTGCATTCTGGTTATCTCTTCGAAAAGGATTTTGTGTGGTCGGCTGTAAAATGAATCGGGCTTCAGCATCGCCAGAACTTTCTGGACGCGCTCACTGCTGTCATCATCCAGAAGCAATCCACCAATCACCGCCTGCTCTGCCTCGATGCTATGGGGCGGCGCATAAAAATTATCGGTCATCGTGTTCACCCTCACGAACTTTCAGGTAGGTATTATCGTTAAGCAGGAAATCAAATCCCTTTTTGTGCCAGACAGTTCCGCGTTGATGGTTTGGACGCTCTTCGAACATCCATCGGCAATTTTCGCCTACGTAGCTCAAATAATTTCTCCAGTCCTGCATCGTAAAACCATGCCCGTCAAGCTGTCGGGTTATCACTCCGGCTTTGCGCCAGAACGTTCGGATCTGGTTTTTACGCTTGTCATTCAGTGCGCGGATTCTTGGCGCTTCAGGAAGGATTTCGTGGTAAGCATCGACAACATCCTGACAGCTAACGGAAGGTTTTTTCTTGTCAGACTTTTTGTCTGCTGTGGCACTCTCTAATACGTCAGTATTAGAGATATTATTTATATTATTGTTTATGGACAACCGTTGGACAACCGTTGGACAATCTCCGCTGAGAGCCGCGCCATTACTGGTGTTTGCGTTGGACAACCGTTGGACAACCGTTGGACAATTTTTTGCCTGAAAATCGTCATATTTAACGATTGTAAACAGGCTAAATTTCTTCCCCATCGAGCAAATATTAAGCATCCCTTTCGACTCAAAAGTCCGTAATAAGCTCCGAACTTTGTTGTCGGGGATGAATGTTTCTCTGACCAGCGACGGGCGTCCAGTTATCATCTGACCGCGATCAACAGTTATCGGACCGATATCCGTATTGACGACAGTAGATTCGTGATTAGCCTTGAGGATTAAGTGAAGCCAAAGATGTACTGCCTGAGAGTCCTTATAGAGCCTGCTGTCCATAAACTGGCGGTGTATAGAGACATACCCCATACTGGATGCCTCCTGATGTTGTACAGGGTTATGCCTGTAATCAGCTAACTTAACGACGCCCATGTTTCACTCCTGCTTTGGCTAGTCTGTAAACACCAACAAGGCGCTCTGCGAACGCCCTGTTATTTGCTGCGGCTACCACTAATCCCTCAGGTGAATCAGGGGGTCGAATCTCTTCTTTTTCCTGGTATTTCTTACTACGTTTTGTCATAATTACTCCTGTGGATTGATCCAGTCTTTCTACATCAGGCCTCGAAGAATTCGCCGTTCTTCGGGGCTTTTTCTTTTGTCAGGTAATCGGCAAGCCGCTTAGTCAATTCAGCCATTTCATCGTCTTCGATTCCGTATTCCAGAACAGCCAGCATCATGCTTACCTGCGAGAAGAAACCATTCTTCCATCGGCTTACCTGGTATTCCGGAACCCCCATCGCGCGAGCGAATGTCTTCTGCCCCATCAGTGCCAGTTTGTTCAGCAAGGCTGACTCGATGCGAGCCGCTTTCTTGCTTTTAGTTGCAATAGTACCCATAGATAATTTCCTTAATGATTAGATAGAGTTGGCTTCGCAAAGAAACGCAAAACCATAGAGATTTGTTTCTGGTAATGCCCTTTTTCAGGGCGGGGATGTGTAAGAGCGTTAATAACTTAAGCGGCCATTAATTCAGGCCAGATGCTTTCCCAATCAACCGGATGAAGGTCTTTGCGAGTCACTTCACCATTGCTGAACTTCTCAATCAGAACACAAAGTGCTGCGCCCAATTCATGATTACGGCTAAGTGCTTTCCTCAAATAGCCGATAGAAGTTCCGCACTTGGTGGCAAATTCTCTCTGCTCTTCCAGTGAAAGGGAGTTCAGATACAAGCGGAGTTCTTCCATTTGCTATCTCCTTCCCGTTGTTGAATAAGGTGAGTTTACCTGTAGGTAAAAAGCAAATCAATACCCATAGGTTATTTACCGGCAGGTAATCAAAGATAGAATTAAATCATGGATAAATACGAACAAAGACGACTAAGGCTGATAGAGATAAGAGACCGATTCTGTAATGGAAAGGCCTCAGAGTTGGCTCGTCGAATAGAAAGGGAACCATCATACGTTTCCAGAATGCTGTATCCGGAAGGAAAAAGCGGAAAAAAACGCATTGCTGACGATATGATGGAACTAATTGAAAAATCTTTTAATCTCCCACGCGGATGGATGGACATGCTTGTAGATGGTAAAGCTGGAGCTACAGACCATCTTGAGTTTGCGGGTAACGTTCGTGCGGGTTTTGTTCCGGTAATTGGTGAAGCCGTTTTGGGAGTTGATGGCTCAGTGGATATGATTGAATTCAGATCCGGTTGGTTAAGCATCTACAGCGGCGATAAAGATGCTTACGGTCTGAAGGTTAAGGGTGACAGCATGTGGCCAAGGATTCAGTCAGGAGAATATGTTGTTATTGAACCAAATACGCCAGTACATCCAGGTGATGAAGTCTTTGTAAGGACCAAAGACGGTCACAACATGATAAAGATCATGAACAAAACAAGAGACGGTGATTATCAGTTTAGTAGCATAAACAGTGATCACCGCCCAATCACTCTTCCTGTTGAAGAAGTTGATAAAATGCATTTTGTTTCAGCTATTGTGAAACACACCAGGTACGTAGACCAGGACGATCTGCCAAAAGTTTGAGGATAAAGCAGCAAATGTTTATACCCGGCATAGTAGTCGCTGTTGTAATCATCTGCTTCATATGGGCAAAGTTATCTCCTGTAAGCTCTAAGCATACAGCTGAACTCATGAGGAAGAAGCACCTTATACATGAGGCAGAATCGATAATTAAAAAGTTCAAAGGCATGTCATACGACGACATGTCATCAGAGCAGATTGCTATGTATAAATGCGCCATTGAGCGCCTCGACTACTTAAACGGACTCAAACCCAAACACACCCCAGTAGAATCAAAATTGCCGCAATGGCCAAGCAATCCAAATAGCTTCTGACATCTCCTTTCAGCCCGCAAAGCGGGCTTTTTTATATCAATCCAAAAAATTAATTACCTGAAAATTCAAGCAGGTAAACTCTCACATCAATTTTATTTACCTGCAGGTATAGACAGCAGTTTTACCTATAGGTATATTTTAAGCCATCAGCAGGACGCACTAACCACCATGAAGGTGATGCTCTTAAAAATTAAGCCCTGAAGAAGGGCAGCATTCAAAGCAGAAGGCTTTGGTGTGTGTGATACGAAACGAAGCATTGGCAGGAAGTGCGAATCCGGATTAGCTGCCAATGTGCCATTGCGGGGTGTTTTCGTTCAGGACTACGACTCCCACACACAACCAAAGCTAACTGACAGGAGA